CCCGTTCAACGCCGCCCCACATGAGGTTTACGAGCTGCTGTTTCTTTGCCTGATCTGAGATCATGCGTGAATCCAGCAGCTGAAGTACCTTCCGATAGTCTTCAATGGGCATCGGTAGGGTCATTTGGTGAATGAGGACTTTCTTGGCTATTGTAGCCAGGCCTTCAGTTCCCATAATGGGTTCCTTGCCTTTCGAATCCAAGGTGGCAGCTGCTACGCCCAGATTATACGATCCGATGATCTCTTCGAAATTGAACCCTACCGTGGGAGTATCCCACTCCAAAAAACGCTCGTAGACATTTTGGTCGAACAAGCGCTTGCGCAGTTCAGATGCTGCGTCGATGCGAGCTTGCACCTGCTTGGTCAGCTCGCTGAAAATAGAAGAATAATATACTTCGCTCATTGTTTACCTGTCTTTTACTGTCTGATGTACTTGATTTCAGGGTTGTTTTTCATACTGTAGCCTTGCAGCCAAGTCTCGGGGACGGGGTATGCTACATCCTTGAGGATTCGCGCCCCATAAGCTGCCGAGACAGTCGGAAATCCATTGGCCTTGGTGTATTCCTTTGTCGTTTCGATGACGGCGTCCGGAATTTCATCCCCTCCGAGCAGATCAGCGCCTGCTACTGCTTCTGTCATTGCTGCGCTTAATGTGATTTCGTCGTATGATTCGTTGGCGGTGCTAATGCTCTTGATGGTGCCGGAGGAAGCGCCTACTTTGACGGCATCGTTGATCTGGAACATAGAGCCCTTGATGACACGCGGTTTGGTTGTGGTACCGCCCTCTACGATTCGTGCCGATTTGCAGATGGTGCACTCCATGTTCTCGAAATCGAGTTTGATAGGCGTTCCCTCTTTGAGTATCGTGCCTTCCGGATAGGTGCCCTTCACGGCGAAATCCCCCGGCAGCACTTCGCGCTCTCCGCGCCAGAATACCGGGAACCCGCCCTTAACTTGTGTCTTTTCGAATTTAATAGCCATGTTTGTTGTTGTTTTTATTTTGCATCCGGCAGATTTTCAGCCCACATTTTGGCCTCTTCTTTGCTTTGAGCCTCAGATGTGGAGAGGGGGAATGCCGTTTCCTGCCCCTCAAGCCCTGCGGCAACGAATCGCGTTTGTATAGCCGCGAACTTTTCTTTGATCTTCGTTTCGTCCGGCTTTTCCTCGTTCATCGCAGAAGCGAGCGCGAGGATGTCGTCTAACGCTGATTCATTGACGTTTGCCGCTTTGGCTGCTGAGCGAAGAAGTGTGTCCCGTTCGGCCTTTACACGCGCTGCTTCCAAGGCATCGTACTTTGCTTTTACAGCATTTTCACGCTCTTCCTGCTGGCGTTTGTAGGCTTTGAACCATTCGGGCTCTTCGCTACTGGGAGGAGTATTCGCCTGCCGCTCCCCTGTGGCAGGTTGCTCGATAGGCTTCCCGTCTTTGAGGTTATGCCGCTTCTCGTAGTTCTTGACTGCGGTCTGCTGCGCATCCCCTGCACGGTAGTCGCCGTAGCTGGTTAACACGTCCTGAAAGCCAATCCCCTCTGCTATGGTAGGTAATTGTGCTTCGTCCGTTACATTCTCCGACTTTTTCGTTGCGATTCGGTCGAGGATCGCATTGTCCACCCCCGTAAATTTGGTTTGGAGCAGTGCTAAAAGTTTTTCTTTCATATTATTTTAATTAATCTCTGTTGCAAAGATTTCGACGGGCATTTTAATAACAATGGGCAGGATGGAAATTTATACTTTTTTTGTACGGTAATTCAAAGCCTCTTTTATGCATTCAGATATCCAGCCGACCAAATAACAGAATGGCTCTTGGTTACTGCAATCAATGCGTCCACCGATATAATCGAATATCTCCATAGCCGCATGTGTAGATTCGTGGCAAACGTACTGGATATTTTGAGCGTTCGCCTTTGTGGCGAACCTGATAAGAACTCCACCCCTTTTATTTGTGATGTCGTATGTACTCTGCGTATCCGCCGCAGATGTGTCGTCCATATCTGTTATATTTTCAAACCTATCGCTTATTGCAGATGCGCTTTTTTCACCTATTACCACCCAAATTAACCGAGGATAAATTTGCGGATCAAATTGATGTATAATAGCCTTCATTGTCCTAAAAGTTTTATTCAGTCGGGGTGTTGATACTTGAATTCTCGTCTTTTTTGGTCGAAAGGTTTGTTTTTGCATCCTCGTAGATGCTTGTGGCAGAGGCTTCTTTCATTTGCCTAATTCTTTCGATTTCCTCTTGGTAATTATCTGCAACACCCATTAATTTCACAGATTCCTCAAGTGAAAGCACTCCATCTGCATAGGCTTTCCCTATGGATTGCCACCTTGCAGTAATGTCTTCGTTGAAGGGCTCCGAAAATTCATGCTCGATCTTGAGGGTGGCGAGTTTGTCTCTCATATGGATATGAGTTACATTCATCATTATCGCCAAGATTAGGTTCTTTTCCCGGTCGACGAGTTCGTCGTATATCTCTTTTCGATTATCACGCTTGATATATCCGAGAACCATTGCGCGCTTAATGGCTTCACCGGACAAAGTCCCCAATCCGACCATTTTTTCTGGGGTGAACTCCGGAGTGAAAGTATCGAAAAGTATAGATTCTTTTAAATCCGACTTTTCCTGCTGCCTCGTTTCAGACGACATAGGTGGATTAAGGTATTCAAACCGATCATCTTTGCTTGACAACTTAATCCCTTTCCCTGGAGAATCAACTGTGGGAAGATTTTTGATAACCGCTGCGGTGGCAATGTACATTGGATCCGCAAAGTAATTGTTGGTGTCTGCGGTTTTTGAGTCAATACTTTCTTCCCGATCAATTCGGGGCTGCAATCCATCCCATGCCGTATTTTGCTTGTAATAAATGATGTTAATTTTACCAGTCGGATTAAGCACTGGGGTCACATCCCAACCTATTTTGGCTTTTCTTCCCCGGAATATAAAAGTGGGTGTGTGAATGTCGAAATGCTCTACTGTTCCGGCGCCCTCCTTCAAATAATACCCACATCCAAATGCGAGGAGGTTACCATATTGGTCGAACATGGGGCGCAAGGTATATCCGTTAGACTTCGACAGCACAACTATTTTCACCCAAGGAAGCCCCGTTGCCTCGTCCCTGTAAATGTGATACAGCTTTGCACTTTGGGTTTCTGCTCCGGCCAGCCGTTTAGCCTGTCGCATCTTACTGTCGAATCGTATTTCTCGAAGGAATTGTTTGTAAGCCGAAAATGCATCGGCATCACCGGATTCGTCGGATACCTTCCATTTTATCGGATTTCCAAGCAGGAAGAACAATTCTACCTCATTTATATAACGCTGTCGAGTGCGGGGCAATTTCTCCGTGCGGTAATCTTCCTGTCCCTTTCTCGTTTTATTTCGACGCTTCATTATGGCGTGAAGTTTCGGATTGTACTCGTATATTGCCTGCATTGCTTCCGCGTCATGGTTTTCCATCAAAGACATCGCCTGACTGATGTCTTTTGCCTTGATAAGCTCCATTAAATCCCGCTCAACACCTAATGCATTGAGCGTTTTATTTTGGAAAAATGTAAAAAGGCGATCTAAAAAGTTCATTGTTTACCAAATATTAATATCACTTAAATCATCGTCTTGTATCGGTGTGCTGCGCTTTTCAAAGCATCCGGTCAGCGCATCGGGGGCATCGTCATGCGCATTGCCCCCTTCCTTCATATATCCCATAATGGCCTGATAGAATTCCGGCCATCTCTTATCCCAATTTGTCGGGAAAAATGTCATGTTGTTGACGTCTGCTGACTTGGTAAATATGCGTACCTGCTTATTATCGGTCTGGGAAAAGCAACTAACCGTTGTGTGGGTAATGTTCATCTGGCGAAGGATGCGTTCTACATTGCGCGCAAAGCCCCGCCCTCCGTTATTGCTTTCAATATTAGCCCATTCCGTCCTGTTCCTTGCAAGCATTTCGGCCGTCTTGGGTTCGGTATACTCCATGGGCTTTTTTGTGTAGAGCACATCGGTCACATAATTTCCCTCGGGTAATTCGTCGTAACATATCGAACATAGATAGTCGCTTCCCGTATCTGCTGTATCGGTGTAATTCTTATGCGTGCAATCTTTGGAGTAGGGGATAACGTCGTATGTTCGGAATTCACGATACATTAATCCCTCAAGAGGCTTGGGATTCTGCATGTACTGGGTCTCAAATATGAAGGGATCCGCTTCTTGGTATCGCTTTAATTTATCAAGCGCGAATCGATCCTCCCAAAGTGCACGTTCGGTAGGTAGCCCTGCATCTAAGATTGCGGGGAATTTGACAACATCCCATTCTCCACCTTCCTCTATCGTGCCTTCAAGCTGCAATAAGTATCCGCAAAAATCATCTGGAGCGAGCCTTTGAGCTGTTACAATGACCGGGGTACGAACGTCATTAAGACGGTTCTTGAATGTAGAAGTCCACAGTTCGCCAATACGCTCTTTGGTAGTACTGGAGTAGCTATCCTGAGCCTTCATCGGGTCGTCAATACTCATTGCACCGCTGAATTCTTGTGCTCCCAGTTTACCGCATCCAAACCCTGTTATTTGACCCATAAAGGGAGCCGCATACATTACACCCCCGCTTGAGGTGGATATACTTCCTTTGGCATTGTTGGACAGTTCGACATTTGGGAAGAATGCGCGGTAATTGGGATCCTCCATGATCCTCCGTATGTTCGTAACATTCCGGGTAGTGAGTTGATCGCTACTCGAAAGATGCATGAACTCGGAACGCGGATTGATGGCAAATCCTATCGCAGAGAAAGACACGACGGCTAACTCTGTTTTAGAATGTCGCGGAGGAATGTTAAACATGAGCCTATTAGTCGGGTGTTCTCCACGGAGTACTTGGTCGAGTTTATGGCATATTATTCGATGATGGGGCGCAATCCGAAAAGGTTGTTTGTTCACAGCCTCGAACATTACAGCCGTAAATGCCAAACACCCTTCCTTCAACAAGAAGTCACCTACACTGGAATAATCAGTCATCGCTCCTGCTCATTTGTATTAATTGAAAGAAACGATCTGTATTGAATGTCGGCTGCGGAAGGTCATTACCTTTAGTGTCAGTGTTGGCAGTTTTCTCCGGGGCATTGTATCCGAGCATGCGGTTGATGGTTTCTATCGCCTTGCTTTTGTCCATCAATTCCACGACGGGGCTACCTGAACGGTCAATCTTTATGGACTGGATTAAACGCCGTTTTTCAGGCGGAAGAGATTTTAGGTCTTGGAAAGAAATTGAGGGAACCTGCCGTACGCCATATTCGGTTTTCATATCAACCATGTCGGCATCGACAAAGTCGAGTACGTCGGCATTAATGATGGATACATTAAGCCGGATTAGCTCCTCTTTGGTGATAAGTTCTTTTTCGGCTAATTGGGCTTGAAGTTGTTTTACCCTCCCCGTAACCTCCCCGTTTTGAAGTAGCTCGCTCGATCTTTTCCATACCGTTTCATCGCTCATTTTCGAACACTCATACGCAAAGCGATACGCCTCGGATGCGTTGCCGCACTCGAGGTACTTGTTGCAGAACTTCTCCTGCTTTATCGTCAGCTTCCCTTCTGCCATGAAAAACAATCTCTCAGGGCAAAGGTGGGAGCAGGCATTTTAATAACAATGGATTCCGCCCCTAATTTTTGAGGCTTTTATCTTTGGACGGATTGTTCTAAAGGTTTGTGTTTTCTCTATGATGAAACCTTATTTTGGCGGCCTTCATTGTCCTAAAGGTACAAAAAAGCCCCGACAGATGCCGGGGCTTTGGGTCATTGAATATTGATATGTCCGCCTGAATTATCCAAGTATACGCGCACATTCTTGGATTCCCGCGTCCCGTTATATTCAGTGCGGGTTACTTTTAATAAATGGCTATCGGCTTCCTGTTCTAAGTATTCAACTGCATACCGTGGCGCTTGGTCATAGGAACCCGTATATTCATCGAAAATCACTACTTCCTGAACGTCGGATAGTTCGCCATGATCGTAAGCCACTAATTTGATTGACTGACCTGGACTTGTATACGCGAGCCAGGATTCTACATCATTAGGGTTTATGAGGATGCGAGATTGCGTATAATCTGCAGTGGCGAATGCTGCCCCTATTATATCAAATGCTGGTGTCATGCCATAATTAGGGCTATTTAAAGTAAATTCATAAAATTTGTTTCCGCTCGGGATCTCATAAAACCATATAGTCATACTCGGCTTTCCACGTCCATCATAACTACAAAAAA